TGCAGCGGCGACTATTATCCGCATATAGAAGAACCAATTGCACCAGTAATCACATTGAAAGGTCTGCAGTACCTGAATGACAATTCGATCATGAAAAAAGCGCCAAATGTACTAAAGGGAATCAAAGAAACAATTCCCGGATTGTAGAAAATCGGAGAGGAGCAGCCATGGAAAAGAAAATATACATAGGATTGCTGGATGCCGGGCAGAAAAAACAGGAAGCTGTAGTTCAAAGAACAGAAACATACACAGATCACACGACAACGGTTCAGTATTCCGGACTTGCCAACCGTCTGATAACATCTCTGGATATCCGGGGATGCACAGATGCTTCTAAAAGGTTTCGGGTTGATAAAGCACTGTGGGACACAGGATCATCCGGTTCCTGCATTTCGGAGCGGATGGCAAGAAAGCTCGGCCTGCATCCGGTTGATACGGGTGTCGGAGTCAGTGCCACCGGGCAGCAGGATATCACGTATTATATTGTGGATATCTGCCTGTCACCTGAAATGGTATTCAGAAATGTAAAAATAGCCGGATTCCCATTGGAAAATAATAATGTGGACTTTATCATCGGAATGGATATCATCTCAAAAGGGAATCTGAGCGTCACAAACAAAGAGGGAAAGACAGAAGTCAAATTTACGTTATAAAAAAACACCACCGTCAGAAATGACCGGTGGTATTTTTATACCCATTTTTTAAGAAAGAGAGGAACGGAATATGAAAGCTATGTTAAGTCAGCCAATGGCTGGAAAAACTGATGAAGAAATTATAGCAACCAGAGAAAAGGCAATTAAAGTCCTTGAAGATAAGGGGTATGAGATTGTAAATACTTTGTTTACAGATGAATGGTACAACGACAAATCCATGAAAGAACGTGGAGTCGTACAGATTCCTCTTTGTTTCTTGGCAAAATCTCTTGAAAATATGAGCCTGTGTCATGCTGCATACTTCTGTAAAGGTTGGGAAAGTGCCAGAGGATGTCGCATTGAGCATGATGCGGCACTCGCATACGGCCTTGATGTTATTTATGAAGAATAATTGCGCCGGCGCAAATCAAACCGAACAATGCACGCAGCAATGCGTGTTATTTTTATGCCTTTTTCTGCTAGGCGTTAAAGAAGCAGACAAATCTATAAACGAATGGCCCGGGCGCTGATGCGAACAGGCTGGACGGAAAGGATGGAACAATGAGAAAAAGAGTTTTTTTGTGTCACTGTAAAATTCCGATGAACCTACAATTCTTCGCAGAAGGTGGAGACGGTGCTGGGGCTGATGGCAGCAATGGCAGCGGATCCGGAGAGGGTTCAGGCGGAGATGGTGGAGCAGGATCTGCGGTATCCTTTGACGATTTTCTGAAAACAGGCAGCAATCAGGCAGAATTTGACCGCCGCTTGCAGAAAGCAGTCAACACGGCGGTAACAAATGCACAGGAAAAATGGCAGGCGCTGACGGATGATAAGCTTTCCGAGGCTGAGAAGCTGGCAAAAATGACCAAAGAGGAGAAAGCAGACTACCTGCAGAAGAAAAAGGAAAAGGAACTTTCTGACCGGGAAGCGGCGATCACACGTAAGGAACTGATGGCAGAGGCCAAAAACACCCTTGCAGAAAAGAATCTCCCGGCAGGATTGGCAGAGGTGCTGAATTATGCAGACGCTGAATCCTGCAATAAGTCGATCGCAGCGGTGGAAAAAGCATTCCAGGCAGCTGTGGAAGCAGCCGTGCAAGAGCGCCTGAAAGGCGGGACACCGCCGAAAAAAGCGCCGGAAACAAACACACAGGAAGCCCTTGAAAAGCAGGTATACAATGCAATGATGGGTATTTTTTAAAGGAGAGTGAGTAAACAATGGCAATCAATACTTTGGCAACAGCAATCTTATTTATGACACAGCTTGATAAAATTGCTGTTCAGGAAGCGACTACCGGCTGGATGGATGCAAATGCCGGACGGGTAATCTATAACGGTGGTTCTGAGGTAAAGATCCCGAAAATGGACGTTCAGGGAATGGGTGACTATGATCGTGAGAATGGATATCAGCGCGGCTCCGTTACCCTGGCATATGAGACTAAGACGATGACTCAGGATCGTGGCCGCCTGTTCCAGCTTGATCCGATGGACGTTAATGAGACAAATTTTGTCGCAACCGCAAGCGCTGTTATGGGTGAGTTTCAGCGGACTCAGGTAGTCCCGGAAATCGATGCATATCGTATCAGTAAGCTGGCTACAGAAACACTTACGGCAAATAAAGCAGGAATGATCGGAGAATCCTATGTGCCAGGAGCTGCTTCTACATCTGCGTTGCGTAAGTTAAAAGAAGGGATCAAGGCGGTAAGGGAGAACTACAACGGAGCCCTCATCTGCCAGGCAACACCGGATTTTATAATGGAGCTGGAGCTGGAACTTGCAGGCAAGATTACAGCGGTAACATTTTCAAAAGGTGGTATTCAGACACAGGTACCGGCTGTAGACGAAGTACCGATCATCCCTACACCGTCAAACCGTATGTACACTGCCATCAAGATTAATGATGGAAAGACAAGTGGACAGGAGAAAGGTGGCTACGAAAAGGGAGAGACAGCAAAGACGCTTAATTTCTTTGTTTGCCCGGCAACAACACCGATTGCCATCACGAAACAGGATATCATGCGTATCTTTGATCCGACAACAAATCAGAAACTGAACGCATGGCAGATGGATTACCGCCGTTTCCATGATATGTGGATCCTGGACAATAAGCTGAATTCTATTTATCTGAGCATGCAGGAGGCGAAAGCATGAGACTGATCCGTAAAAACGTGGAACGAGAAGCAGTTGGAGCCGAGGCAGAGAAACTGATCAGCGCTGGTTTTACGCTGATGGAAGATGTCAAATTAGATGCAGCACCGGAAGAAAAAGCCGGTAAGAATATCGAGGACATGACAGTCGAGGAACTGAAATCTCTTGCAAAAGAGAAAGGACTGACTGGTGTATCCTCCCTGGCAAAAGCAGATCTTCTTGCAATCTTGAAAGGATGATCAGCATGACTGAGATCGAGAAACTGAAAAGACTGACCGGAGAGCGCGACGAGGTGCTGCTGCAGATCCTGCTTGACGATGCTGAACAGTTTGTCCTGTCTTACACAGGCCGCACACGGATCGTGACCGGCTTGGAGAAGGCCGTCCGCGATCTGGCAGTCATCGCCCTGAACCGGATGGGGACAGAGGGCGAGAGCGGCCGCAGCGAGGGCGGGGAGTCATACAGTTTTGACGCCGCCCCGCCGCAAATCTATGATGTGCTCAACCGGTATCGGCTGGCGAAGGTAGGAGGGAAAAGATTTGAGGCTTAAAAGAAGCAGACAGAAGACTCTGTATCTGTATAACCGCACAGTCGGCAGAGATGCGGAAGGCGGCACGCAGGAAAGCTTTCCGGAAGCCGGGACAACCGTCTGCGGAGAATGGTGGCCGGCATCTGGAAAGCTGCAGGAAGACCTGTATGGGCAGCGCCTGCCGTACATCCGCAATATTCGCTTGTCTGAGAGGTACGAGGTGAAGACAGACGCGAAAGGTAGAACATACTACTACCTGCCGGACAGGGATACAGAGCTGAGGGAAGCTGACCGGATCGGGATTGAAACAGATCTTCCGCAGTACCGGATCCTTTCTATTCGCTCAGAACGCTTTCTTCGGATTGAAGTAGAGGCGGTGGTACAGTGATCCGCAATCTTGATACGTTGGAAAAAAGATTTGACGGGATCGCCCGGCTGGACATTCAGCGGGCGGTTGCTGCTGGGATTAAGACCGTGCAGGCAGAAGCGAAAGCACGCTGCCCGACAGACAATGGTGAGCTGAAACACAGCATCTTTACGGATGTGGAGCAGGATGACGATAAAACAATCGGTACATGCTACACAAATAAAAAGTATGCTGTATTTGTCGAGATGGGAACCGGCCCGAAAGGGCAGCAGAATCATTCCGACATCTCGCCGGATGCAAATCCAGTCTATCATCAGGGTCCTTGGTGGATCCACGAGAGCCAGATTGACAAACGGGTGGCAGAACGCAGCCACTGGTTTTACATTGACACGCCACAAGGGCGTTTCTATCAATGTCTTGGTCAGCGCGCTCATCCGTATATGTATCCGGCGCTGCACGACAACCGTGACCTGGTACTGAAACAGATGTCTGACGTAATCTCAGGGCAGATAAGGAGCACATGATGATTAATGTAAAAGATCAGGTATATGCAGCGCTGCGGAAGAAACTCGGGGAAGAGATCGAGATCACAGACTCTTATCCGAAGACCTGGTCATCCCTTCCGGCGGTGCAGTACGTAGAGGAAGAAAACAGAGTCTGGGAGCATACGGACGGCAAGGAACAGAAAGCATATTGCCGATACCGTATTGATATCTGGCACAATGCAAGCACGTCTGCGATCGCACTTCAGGTAGATGATGCAATCGCAGCCCTTGGCCTGCAGCGGACAGGCTGCGGCGATGTGGACGATCCGTCCGGACTCAAACATAAGATGATGAGATATGAGATGATTATCGATGTACATACAGAACAGGTGTACAGCGTTGACTGAAAGGAGACGATACTATGTTAGCAAATGGTGCAAAACTTGGTTATAAAGTGCCTGGAGGTTCGGGGTCTACTTACATAGATCTTCCCGGGCTGAAAGAAGTCCCGGATCTGGGCGTTGAAAAAGAGCGTGTTGAGAACACAGAACTTACCGCAAAAAATAAACAGTATGAATATGGAATCGGTGACCTCGGAGAGCTTACGTATAAATTCAAGTATGAGAATAAATCCGAGACATCGCCGTACCGTGTCATGAGAAAATATGCGGACGAAAACACGCTCCTCGATTTTGAAGAAACAATGGCAGATGGAACAAAGACACATTTTTCAGGGCAGGTATCTGTCAAGCGTACGGGCGGTGCTGTTAATGCTGCCGTAGAATTTGAACTTAAGATCGCGGTAAGCAGTGACTTTTCCACAGTTGACCCGGTCTGAATCTGATAACAGACCACACTCAATAAAAAAGGAGAATACGCATGGACAATAAAGAATTAGATTTCGGCCTCGATGAAGAGGCTGTAGAAAACACAGAAGAAACAAAAGAAAAAGTAGTTTCGTTGGAAGAAAAAAAAGCGCGAAAACCGTGGTTTGACTGGGATGTCGGAGGAAGAACGTACAAGCTGATTCTCTCAACCACTAACATAATGAAAGTGGAGGAGAAATACCGCACCAATATTGTGAATCTGATTTCCGTAGACGGACTCCCGCGGCTGTCCGTCATGCTGACGATCGTTCAGGCCGCAATGCTGGAGTATCAGCACGGAATCCGCAGCGACAAAGTTACAGCTATTTATGAGCAGTACTTGCGTGAGGGCGGCAGCCAGACCGATCTGCTCAGTGACGTGATTATTCCGGTAATGTCTGTATCCGGTTTTTTTACCGAGACTCAGGCCGCAGTGATGGAGAGCAAGATGGACGGCATGGACGCACTGATCTGACCGTAACACAGCAGATTCAGGAGCTGTATGAGCCTGCCCTTGACGCCGGTATCAGTCCGGAAACATTCTGGCATTTAAGTATTGCACAGATCCAGGATCTGATGCAGAGCGCAAGGCGTGTCCGCGAGGTCGAACTGAAAGAAAAATTATCGATGCTCTATCTCCTTGGGGCAAATATCCGGGAACGGTTTTCGGACGGCAAAATTACGCCGCTTTGGGAACTGTTCCCGGATTTGTTTGCCGAAGAAAAGGAAGCATATGAGCAGTCGCAGACCGTTCCGGTGAAAGAGATGGTAGAAAGCAGAAAGAGATACGCAGAAATATGGAATAAACGGAGAAGGGGTGAATTATGAGCAGAGAAGTTGACCGGCTTCAGGTCGTCATTGAGGGCGACAACAAAAAACTGAAACAAAGCGCCCGGGAATCAAAAAAGGTAGTTCAGGACCTTGCAAAAAGCACAGACTCCGCGCTCAAACAGGTGCGCACAAACCCTCTCCGTGATGCCCTGAAAAGCGATCCTGCGGCAGATGGCTGGCGGAAACAGCTTGATGCAGTAAAAAGTACCGTACGGCAGTCGATGGCGCAGGTGGACGCGATGCGCAGTGCTATACGGAACTTCACGACTGAGGCAAAACTGCAGGCGGGGCTTATCCGGCCGACCGACGCGTACAAGCAGGTCACCGAGGACATCCGCTCGGCAGAAGAAGAGCTTGCACGGCTGCGGGAGCAGGAAAAAAACTTCCCGGATGCGGACAAATACGCGGAATCAGAGCGTTTTGTTCAGATGCAGAAAGCAGCTGAGAACAGCAGGAAAGAGTTGGAGAAGCTGCAGGCACAGCTTGATAAGCTGGATACCGCCGGAAAATCAACTGCTCCTACGCAAGAATATCAGGAAGTGGATGCGCAGCTTACCGACGCACAGAGTCGGCTGAATGCTTTACTTGAAAAACAGAAAAGCTGGCAGACTCTTGGCTTTGGTTCGGATGATGGCGGTGCAATGCAAAGCCTTAAAGCTGATATCAAAGAAGTTACGAAGGAGATCAGTTATCTAAAAGGTGAAATCAAAGACCTGGAAGATACCGGAAAGGCAGTGCAGCTCACACCGGAAGCGCAGGAACTTGAAAACAAAATTTCAAAGGCTTCTGAAGCACTCGCAAAATATGAAGCCACCTGTGAGCAGATGAAAGCAGACGGCACCTGGCAGGCCGAAAGTCAGAAATACCATGCAGTCACAGCCGGAATTGAAGAAGCAACGTCAAAATTAAAGCAGTATAAGGCAGAAAAGTTGGCATTGGAAGGCAGCCGGAATGACTATACTCCGGTCAGCAAAGGTTTCAGCGCCGGGAATGATTTTGAAAAGATTGGTGCATACGCATCCGCAGCGGCGCGGAAAATCCGGGCGATGAAAGAAACGGTTGCGGAAACCGTGCGTCAGATCCCGGTGCTTGGACGTGTCGTGTCCAACGCAGCGTATCTCGGCTCAAAGGCATTTGGCGCAATGCAGGCTGCAGCAAAAAAAGTAGCGCCTGCGATAAAAAAAGTATCCGGTGCGGCAGCATCCCTGATTAAGCGTTTTGCAAATGGTATCCCAATCCTGAGACGTTTTCAGAATGGGATATCAGGAGCAGGGAATGCGGCAGGCAGAAGCAGCAATGAATTCCGCCATGGATTCAAAAGTTTGCTGCTGTATGGGATAGGGATGCGCGCCGTCTATGCGGTTGTCAATACGCTCAGAAGTGCACTCAGCACCGGACTGACAAGCCTGGCGCAGTACAGCAGCACAACGAATGCGAATCTGTCACTGCTTAAGTCGCAGCTGAATCAGCTTCAGGGCGCGTTTGCATCAGCATTTGCGCCAATCTTAAATGTCGTGACACCTGCCTTGAACACACTGATCGATTATCTCATATCTGCCTGCAATGCCGTTGCACAGTTCATGGCGGCATTAACCGGGCAGAGCACATACACGATAGCAACTCGTGGAATAGCGGACGTTGCAAATGGTGCAAATGCGGTTGCATCATCAACCGGAAAAGCCGCAGACAATGCAGAAAAGCTCAAACGCACATTGATGAGCTTTGACGAGATCAATAAGCTTGACGATACCACATCGCAGGACGGAGGCGGAACCGGTGGCGGCGGTGGCGGCGGTGGAGCTGGCATTGGATTTGAGACACAAACGGTCGATAATCAATTTAAAGATCTGGCAAATCAGATAAAGAAAGCCTGGGCAGATGCAGATTTTACTGAAATCGGGGAATTAATCGGTAAGAAACTAAAAGCAGGTCTTGACAACGTCCCGTGGGATAAAATCAAGGGAACTGCCGCAAAGATTGGAAAGTCACTTGCGACACTGATCAACGGTTTTGTCGAGACATCCGGTCTTGATGATTCGATCGGCAAGACAGTCGGCGAACTCCTCAACACTGGCGTTTCCGGTACAAGTGCTTTTATGAAAAATCTTCACTGGGAGAGCGTAGGTTCGTTCATCGCCGGTTCGATGAACAGCTTCATCCGGACGGCAGACTGGAGTGGAGCAGGAAGTGCGGTGCGTGACGGCATCAACGGTGTCTTCAAACTGTCAAAAACCTGGTCTCAGAAATTTGACTTTGAAGCAACCGGAAACGCAATTAAACAATCGCTGAACTCTACATTGAGTGGAATCAAATGGTCCGATGCGATCACTGCAGCTGGCAACATCGGAAAAGGTATTGCCAGTGCGCTGAATAAGGTTTTGACTCCAAAAACATTTGATAATATCGGTTCTACGGTTGCCGGTGCTGTAAATACAGTCATCGCAGGCGCGTACTCGTTTGTCAGCAACGCAAAGTGGGGCGGATGGGGAACGGCCGTCGCATCTGGTATCAATCAATTTTTTGCAAAATTAGACTGGAAAAAAGCAGGGCTGACATTCGGAACGGCTGTAAATAGTATTTTAAATGAAATGACGGAAGCAGTCAAAAAAACAGACTGGGAGAAAGTCGGAAAAGATATCGGAGATTTTATATCTGGGATTGACTGGACGACAGTACTTGGCAATGTAGGAGAGCTTATTTGGGCGGCAATTAACGCAGCAATTGAAGCATGGAAAGGATCGTTTAAGACCGCGCCGATTGAAACTACAATAGTAACAGCAATTCTTGGAATCAAATTTGTTGGGCTTGGCGCAAAATTTGGCAAAAAATTGTGGGAAATTCTTGGAGGAGGAATCGCAAGCAGTACACCTACTGCAGCAGAGGCGGCCGGTGATGGTGGATTCCTTGCCGGATTAGCACCTGCTGCTCTTGGTGGTTTGAAAACAATTGCGGGGAAAGTTGGAACAGCAGTCGGGGGAGCGACTGGGTATATCAATCAGATATTCCAGGCGGCGGGCGGCCTGACAACACCGCTCGGAATATTTACGGATTCTGAAATTGTGGCATATATGGCAAATGGATGGAAGGATTTTTTTGCTGGAATGGAGCCATACGTAAGTTCGGGTCTTGAAAATTTGAAAGAGCAATTCTCGACAGGTTTCAAGGAAATTGTTGATAAAATCTCACATCCGCACGGATCCGACGAAACTCCAGAGGTCGAAATCCCGATCACAGCATCTGATGAAACAGAAGCTGGGGTTAAAAGCGCACAGAAAAACCTTGATTCCTTGCCGAACGAAACGAACCCGGATATCCTTGCAACTGACAATACGAAGTCGGGCGTTGACAGTGCAAACAAAAGTCTCGACAAAATAACGCCGGAGCGGATGACTAATATTGTTCTGCAGATGAACAAAAAAAAGTGGGATGAAAAATATGCAGAACTGGAAGAACTGTGCAAAAATAAAGAGATTCGGCAGAAATTAGGTCTGGACACATCACAGGCTGAAAAGGACCAGGCCCAGTATGAAAAAGATGCCCAGGATATAAGGAAACACCCGCCTGTCAAGGCAAAATTTGGGCTGGATACATCAAACGCTGATACACAGAGAGCCGAATATGCATCAAATGTCATTAAAAAAGGGGCAGCTATTATTGCAAGATTTGGCTTAAATACTGAATCAGCGACCAAAACGCGTGCAAACTACAAAGCAAATGCTTTGAAAAGCATCATAATGTCAAGGTTCGGGCTGAACACCAGCCCTGCGACAGAAACGCGAAGACGTTATCATGCAAATGTTGCAAGAAGCAGTGTCACAGCAAGATTCGGGCTGAACACCAGCCTTGCAACAGAAACACGCAGAACATACAGCAGAAATGTAGCGAACAGCAAGATGCTGACGCAGCTTGGCATCAGTACTGGCGCAAGGACGATTCGGGGCATCATCAGCGGAATGACGGACGGCTGGAGCCTTGGAATAGCCATTGCGGTAAGTACCGGCTGGAAAGTATTCCGCGCTCTTATCTCTATGCTCGTAAGTGGCTGGAGCTTAAGTGTTAACGCAAAGATAGGTCGAGTAACTATTGATTATATTCCGGTGATATCCGTAACGGGCAAAATCAGAAGTACTACCATGGCTTCTGGCGGAATGTATAAAGGCGGGCGATGGCAGCCGGTCACGGCAGCAGCATCCGGCGGAACATTCTCGACCGGGCAGTTCTTTCTCGCCCGTGAGGCGGGACCGGAATTGGTCGGAACGATCGGCGGCAGCACAGCAGTCATGAACAACAATCAGATTGTATCCTCTGTTTCTGCAGGGGTATACAGCGCTGTATGTGCAGCAATGTCCCGCATGGGCAGCGGAAAGCAGACACCGGTATTTAATGTGTATGTCGGTGGAAAGAAAATCACAGACGTTGTGATCGAAGAGGTCAACAACCGCACCATGTCAACCGGGCAGTGCCCAATTTTAACTTGAGAGCCTTGAAAGAGGCTCTCATTTTGTGAGGTAATAAAATGGCATCTCTTGTAATCGACGGGGTTGCAATGCCGGAACCGAAGCAGGGCGGCCTGTCAATCTCAAAGGAAAAAATATGGAGTAAAAACACCGGGCGCGGCGCAGACGGAACCATGAACGGCGATGTGATAGCACGAAAATTCACATTGAAAATCGAATGGCCGATCCTGACTGATGCGCAGGCGGAAACAGTAGATATGGCAATTGATCCAGCATACATCAAAGTTAAATTCAAAGCTCCCGGAACGGGAAAGACAGTAGAAAAAACGATGTATGCCGGGACTCCGACTTACCCGGTGTATTCATATGCATCCGGGATGCCGCGTTACGTTGGAGTTGGCGTGACACTGATTGAAAAATAACCGGGAGGTGATAGAGCGTGTATCAGGCAAGTGAGGCATTCAGCGGCAGTATACTTGGACACAGCAGAGCTTTCCTGACGCAAATTGAAATCGGCGAAAAAGCGATTGCGGCTGAAATTTCTGCGATCTTATATACAGCAGCAGCAAATCCGGGGGACTATGTGACGATCGGTGGTGCCGTTTCGGCAGGTGTACAGATCACAATG